CCCAATACTTCGCATCCGTATCCTCTTCGTCGTCACCATTGGACAGATCTTCTGCGACCTTCTTCAGCTTGCGAGTGATCCATACCGGCATCGGAATGCCTGCCTGATCGAGGTTTTCGCAAACACTAATGATCTCCATGATGCTGATATAGATTGCGATCCATGCGGGTATGTCGACAGGTAATGCAATGGCGACAGAAATCACATAAGCCACAACAATGACTAACATCTCGCCAGACTTCCGGAACAATCCTGTCCGCATCTTCGTGCTGTCCCAGACATTGTTAATGGTTGCTTGAATCCATCCGGTTATAATGTCGGCGGTCATCAAGACAAGAGGCAGAAGCAGAATCCAATAACGGTGAGTAAACTGAATCTCCTGAGTGATGTTTTCCAAGTCGAATACCTCTCTTTCTTCATATAAAAAGGGCAGACTTTACGCCTGCCCCAACTTCGTTAAATTGCCCTTTAACGACTTACCATTCATCAACAATGTTGTGATAATCCGTCCACAGCGTCCGACTTAATGCATAACCGTATAGTCCGTCATTGCGTGTCGGGTCTGACCAGTACCATTTTTTGTTTATCTTCACCCTGCACCATGCATGACAAGCATCTCCGTCATATCCGATGATGTAGCGGACAGGAATACCTGATGCCTTGCATAGGATGTACATGGTATCGGCGTATGCCGCACAATTCGCACGTTTCAACCGTCTTGCATCCTCAATGAATCGGACTTTGATATCGTAGCGATATAGTTTTTTGATGTACTTCAGGATTTTCAGCACACGCTTTTTCGGTTTCAGCTTCTTCAGCTTCAGCTTCTTGACGGTTTTCCTTGCCCATGCCTCGTTCTGTTTAGATGCCGTTATCAGGTCACGGACATCCCTAACCTTTACGATGTCCTCATCCTCAAGAATTTTGTATGCGTGATAGGATGACCATTTCAGTTCCGTGTTCCTGATAAACGGTCTTGTGACGGTTGCGGACAGGCTGTCAACGAATGCCCATAGCGTGATGGCGAACAGTATGCACCACACTATGACAAGATATTTCAGCTTAATCTTCAACTAGACATCACCTTCTGAATGTACAGTTTTGTGTCCGCTCTGTATTCAACATCAGTATCTCCGCAATCGTTCCAGATGTTGTTCTGACCAAGCAATGTCGAAACCTCGTTCGCTGTCAGCTGGACAGTTGTAGGTGTGGCAAGTTTATATACCACTTGTGCGCCTGTGGTCGGTGTCGTTCCAGATGCGTATACATCCCTATCAGAAATCCATGTGGACGGTAGCGTTTCTCCGTTGTAACTTGCGATGTTTGCATCTGTCACCGTCAGCACTCCTGTCGTTACATCCAGTGTGCCACCGTAGCGTGTGCCGTCTAGGTCGATGGTGACGGTCTGCGGTTGACTATATGCGTTGTATTCGGTTGCCGTACTTCCGAATTCTATCTGGAAGTTGTAAGCAAGATACTGACTTACGGTATTATTTCCAAGCCTATATCCAACTTTTGCTTGTCCATCTGCTCCAGTTGTAAGTGTGACAGGACGATTGATGTTCACGCCGTTTGTTCCACTACTTGCCGTTTCGGAAGGAAGCATAAAGAACAGGTTTGCGGTATTGCCACCCTGAATCGGAATTGTGGATGACATTGTATACTGTGTGTACGGTTTCAAAGTGACAGTTGCATATTTTATACCAGATGCCGCATCACTTAACAGGCTTGAATCAAATAGATTCTTTCCTGTCCTCGTCACCTTCGCCTGCGTGTGTCCGCTGATGGGTCGAATGTTTGTCGGTGAAGGATCGCCAGAACCACTCTGCACAGGCTCGATGTTCACCGTCAGGCTCTTCACTGGCACTCCGTCCGCTCCGTCTGGGAAACTGGCGATTGCTCCGCTTGCCGTGTCGGTTACGTAGGCCGAATCGATGACCTGCGATATATCTTCCTTTAACGAAGTTATCTCATCGCCCGTCTTCTTGGCATCGGCAGCTGCTCCGGTCACGGACAGTGTGGCGTCAACGGTCGGGATTGATGTGCTCGACGGAAGCGCTCCGACATCGGAGGCATTCAGCACGACATCTCCGACCTTGCCGTTGACGGACTTAACCGCTCCGCCACCGATCTGTTCGAACTCAAGCGTGATGCTCTGATCCTGTTCTTCAAACTGAATATTGAAATCACTCATCTCCGATCACTCCTTCCTTCAGGATGTCGCCGACGCTGCAGCGCACGATGGTCGATGCGATCGCATAGTTATCCTCAGCCGTCAGTGCCCGGATCTGGATGTATGCAGGCTTGTCCGGCATCAGCTTCAGCGTGTCGTCCTGCGTCAGCGTCAGCACGATCTCACTTCCGGATGCCGTGCAATCAGCGCTTGTTTTGTCGATCTTGATGTTTTCATAGCGCTGGCTGATGGTGATCCAGTATTCAGACAGCTCGCTGACTGCAAACGGCAGCGTGAAATGTAAAATCGGTGTGGTTCCTCTGATCATAACTTAGCCTCCAATTCTGCGATACGCTTTTCCTGATCCTGAATGATTTTGAGCATACAAGGGATCAAAATATTAGCATTCCACATCTCTGCATTGCCTTCGGCGTCGTGGTCAACTGCGATCGGCAACAAATCAGATACTTCTTCGGATATAAAGCCGGGTACATCTTTCCCAACTCGCTCATCATCCGGAGCCAAAAAGTCGTCGTTATACTTGAATGTTCTTGGTTTAAGGTCAAGCAGCTTCTTCGCCTCTTTCAGAGAGAGATCTTCAATGTCATGCTTATACCGTCTGGAAGAACTTATCCGATACAAGGTTCCTAATGAGTTCACTCCCACATTTGCGGTTCCGCCAGATGTCCATGAATATACCGACATGCTCTGCAGCGGAGCTGGGCGATTGTCGTATTGTGGAGCGAATTGAAGCACTCTGGCCACCTGGCCTGTCGGTTCGTAGCTAGAGTTGTAGATAGGCATGTCAATATAGAACAGCTCACTGTCGAATGATAAGCTTGCGTTCTCCGGCGTAGCAGCTGCGAAGGCTTTCATCCATGTCGTGCCAGTGTTGATATAGCAGGCAGGGATGTTTTCATCCGGATCGATAACGACCATAAAGTTTTCAACCCCTGGGAACGGCTCTGTCTTATCGAACGCCATGATTCTCTGGCGCTCCTCGCCGTTATACATGGAGTATGACTCTTTGATTGCCATGCTTGTGGCGTCGATATTGCCACCCTTGATAACCGTTTCTTCGTCCGGGTTCTCCAAATCGGTGAAGTGAACAATGCCTTCGATCTTGATACCGTTCTCGACCTTCTTGATCCGCTTCAGTGCGTCCTCATTATCCCGGCTGAGCTTCTTGATCTTCTCTGTGTCATTCGTTGGCGGTGCTGTGTCATTCCCACACACCCAAGCTCTGCCTCCGTTGACACGCACTCTCACACTGTCACCCGGCTTGCAGTCCACGCTAATCCGGCACGGCGTATCCATGATGTCCGAACCGGTCAGGCGAACATAAGCCGTATTGCCATCGACCCGTGTTACCGTGCCGGTATAATCGGATCCGGATGGCGTATTCTTTTTCAGCATCCGCACCAAATCTCTAAGTTCGCTCATAAGCAGCGTCCTCCGATGTCCTCGCACCATAGCCAAGCTCGATGCTCTGCTCTGTCACTCTGAATGTTCCGTCAATCTTCACGCCCGGAAGCCGTATCTCAACCAGATCAGTCGGATACACATCTGGCATATACCTTCTGGAATACGACACCGTTCTGGACGGCAACTGTGCTTCTGTCAGTTTCCGCATCGCATATTCCGCAATGCTTTCCTTACTACCGAGTGTCGGCGATGAGTCATTCAGCCAGATTTCGCCGGAACCGCCTCGATTCTGTCGGCGTTCCTCGATTGCGTCGGCATCCTTGTATTCCGTTGACTTGTCTCCGGAGATAACCCGAATGCAGTTGGGAACGCTGAACCAGTCCTGAGCGTCTTTGATGCTTAGTTCAACCACATCATTCTCGAATGCGTCAAACACGGCAGCAGGCTCAGTTGGCATCGAGCAAACATGGATCACGCCGTCCCCGGTGATCCTCAATCGCCAGCCAATTGCATTCAGGATCATCCATGCCACATCAAGCTGTGAATCTGTAGTTTCCGCAACAATGGCGTCAACCAGTGTCGGACTGTTTTCCTCGACATCGATCGGCGCAGCTCCAACGCTAAGAAGCTCTTTAACCAGCTGCGCTCCGTCAGCTCCAGCAGGTGCGAAATATCCCTTCGGAACCAGCACATCCGCAGCAGGCTTTAAGACCGAATAAACCTCGACCGGGAACGTTGTCCTCGTTCCGTCAAGGTCTCTTGTCGGCGTGGATGCCAGTCCGGTGAACAGCGCCACACGAGCGCCGCCACCTTCCTGATTAGCTTTCAGATAGATTCGAATCCAGCACTCTCCCGGATTCTCTGTCATAGACAGATCAGCTGACTGCATCAGGCCTTCGTTGTTCCTGGAAATCGATCCGGACACAAAATCAAACGATCCCGCATCCATCCAGGACACGGGATCAACCTTCTTTAGTTCGTATAATGCCGAGAAGCCTTTATTCCAGTTCATGCATGGCCTCCCATTCCGCCAGCGTCATTCCGGCAGGCTCTTGCGGATCCACAGCCTGAATCGTCATTGAGTATGTGACTTTCTTCGTCTCATAGGACTGTGATTCGCTTATCTGAATATCGCAGGTCAGCGATGATCCGTCAGGCGTGCGGATGTGAGCAACGCCGGCATATCCGGCAAGGTCTCTCATGGCAAGCTGCCTATCGAGATCCATGTCACGAACAAGAACGGTGTCAGCTGACAGGTCTCTCGTGACAGCCGGATTCCAGTCGCCCTGAACCGAACCGCCGAGATAAGAAGTCCGCTTGAAGTCCTTGTTCCATTTGTTGCTCAGTTCGATGTTATACGGAAGCTCAATCTGCTCTCCGTCCACATCGATGATCATCTGCTGCTCTTCCAGAAGATCTCCGTCATCTGAATCGGTGTCATACCAGCCAAGGCCATCCGCTGTTGCGTAATCACCATTTGCTGTAACCATCACGATCCTGTGACCGCAGAAGTCTCCGAAAGCAGGATATGGATCGACGTATGTCTCGCCGAATGTTGCGCCCCTGTATACCAATTCCGGCTGGTCTGCCGTAATCCGGTAAATGTCACAGGTATCTGTTGCAACTGCGCCGTCCGGAGCGATCGGCGTGATTTCGGAAGCTCTCAGGTATTTATCCGTCCGCACCTTTGCGCTCGGCACAAGTGCCTTGTGTAACCAGTTGACCGTGAACGGAATCTCTTCGGATGCCGTCTGTCCGTATTCGTCGATAGCAGTCGCAATCAGCGTATATCTCGCACCGTCGTCAAGCCTTCCGACAAGATCGTCAACAGTGATCGTGATCGGATCCTCGCCGGTCTGGCTGAAGGTCGCAATCGTCTCACCTTCGTATCCGTCATAGTCCTTATCGTCGGGCCTGTACAGGTGATAGTCTTCCGCTCTGACGATGGACAGGACGGTCGTGCCGGTTGCACCTGCACCTGTGATCGTTGCGGTCAGCGGCATCGTTCGCAATGATTCTGTCCATGTACTTGTCAGGCTGTACTTCCTGGTCGATTTGGTCGTTTCTGTCTGACTGACGATCTCCTCGACATTGTGCAACGCCTTTTCATATAGTTCTTTATTTGCCTGCGTATATTCCGCAGTATTTACCGTGCTGGACTCTCCGGTCGGCATCCATATTCCGGGATCAGGCACCCACTGATATCCTTTTGCTGTCAACGCATAGTCGAAAGTCCGCCTAAAGCTGTCCACCCAGATGCTGACCGGCTCCGCAACATACACGCTTACCGCCTCAGACCATGCGGACTGAAGCCCTGCCGTTGTCGTGACTCGAACAGCAAGGTAATACATGTTGCCCGTCGCCCATTCCTGCTCAATCACAACGCTCTGGCCTTCGGAAGTTGACGCCACCACATCGCCATATACAGGATCATTGTTCTCATCGAATGTTACCAAGCAGATTTCTGCATAAGCCTGCTCTGTGTCACCTGTCGCACTGTATGCCCATCTCGCTGTAACAGAGCCGCCCTCAGAGCCGCCCTCATTGATAACTGACTTGCTCAGAGACAGCGCCGGTCTGTCAGGTACGCTCGACAGGTTGTAAGCAATCATCTGCGACCACGGGCCTTCTACCGTTTCATCTCCATCTTCTCCGATGAGCCTGACACGGAAGTACCATGTCTTGCCGACTTCCAGATCAGCAACAACCCACGATGTCGCCTGCTTGTTCTCGACAGTGTACGAAGACGGCTCGTTCGTGGATTCCCATGCTTCCGGATATTCCGACCATGAAATCTCAGCCGAAACAGCATTGTCCCATGACCATTCCCATCCAACTCTGACAGTGCCGTCTCTGGGGCCTTCAATCACGGTCACGTTTGCCGGAGGAACTGCAACGATGTCAGAATCTGTTACCGTGTCCGAAATCATCTTCGGCTTGACGATCAGACTCTGCGCATCATATTCCCCGACAAACGCATAAGCGCCGAAGCAGGTCGTGCTGGCACCCACAATCTCCGGGACATTGACCGTTCCGGAAGTCGTGCCATGTGGAAGAATGAGTACAATCTTATCGTTGCTCGGATTGTCTTCCGGTCTAAAGAAGATTGCCGTGTGTGCAGCTGATACGCTCGTTCCTTCAGTGATTGAGATTGAAACATCGCCGGATGTGGTATTCGGAGTAGCATTGATGGTCGGAGCTGTCAGCTTGCCCGTCTGTGCCAGAAGCGCATTGCTGTAAGATGCATTGCCGTCATGATCGAGCATGATCCGCACCCACAGGCACTGATCCGCTCCGATTGCATCATCCACGTTGACGACGATCTTATCAGAGCTGTTCGTCTTTGACAGTTCGATCGCATCTGACCATCCGGACGCCGGAGCTGACAGGTCTGCGTCTGTCGGACTTGCGATCACATACTGGAGAACAACTTTATCGATCGGGAACCTGCTGTCAGGGAAATCATTCCAAGATGCAGTTATCTGCGTGTATGTTCCCTTCGTGACAGCTTCAGCTTCCGTTAGCTGAGGTTCGCTCGGAGCGCCATAAGCATGACTTACTTCCCTGACCGATGTCCCGGCGTTCCCGGTTGCTTCGATCTTGAACCACCGCACGAAGTTTCC